ATGCCACAAGACTCTCTAAAGAGTCCACTAGTGCAACTCTTATCGCGGTTAATCTTTAACCCAAACGATTCGAGTTGTTCCATCGCATTCACGGCGTAAGCCGTGGGGACGATGACGTCATCACCATACACTAAGATACTCTCACGAGTATCTGTGTCAGGTGCTGCTGCAGTAAGGATAGCCCAAACAGTAAGCGCCAATATCGGAAAGCATAAACAGCTTCCCATTGGTGCGAACTTATTGAGCGTTAAAACCTTACCGTTTGGCAGCTCCGTTGATAAACTCCTACACGCTTCGAGGTACTCACATATGTGAGGCGGGAAGAGCAGGTGCACTAAGTCAAGACTTACACGATCTGAGGCCTCGTTGAGGTCTAAGGTTGCGTATTTTCCGTTTTGAGAGCCCAAAAGGGCTCCGAATCGGTTTGCGTCTTGGCTCGTGAAGTTCACGTTGAACCGTGTGGTTTCGTGAGACTCCACTAACTCAACAATAGCCCTACCTAACCCTTGCTGAATCCATTGAAAATCAACGGGTTCGCAAGAGATTAGACGGGGGCCACGCGAATCTTTCGGCACTAGGATAACCTTGGCCGGAAGATCCATACCAGCAACTTTTGAAAAAGTTGCGTAGTTATCACATACTGCACCGAGCGACGAACAAAAATATTCGTCATAAGGATACAGAGTTGTGATACGATCTGAGACATTCGACCAAAGGAACTTGGACCAGAGTCGTTGCTTTGTAGCAACGGCACCGGGACCATGCCTAGGTCTAATATCTGTCGGGTCGAAGTAAGCGAAGACATTCGATAAGAGTATCTTTGCTTCCCGTGTGACTGTGGACTGAGTGAGCGAGCAATAATGATCGCTACGGAGTCTACGGCCATGAGTGGGAGTGCCGTACATAAGACTTTTGAGTCGAATGGACAGCTCTCCACTTGCTGATAGGTCACCCTCGGTTCTTTCGAACTTTGAGATGACTTGTTGTGCTTGTTCATCTGTATAAGGAAGTTCGTACTTGTAAAACAAGTACAAAACTTGCCTAAGTACACTGACACATTGTGCACACGGTTCGAGAAGGAGTAACCCGTCTCTTGAGAGGACACGACTAAAGAGCTCACCGAGAAACCTCGGAAGCTTACTATCGCGAATGGCTGAAAAGCCAAGCGCATTAGCGTTTAGTGGTGAACTCCCAGATAAAGCTTTATCAAAAGCTTTACCAAGGCGGGGCAAGGCTTTCGTTAGAAAGCCCATTCCTTCGGAACGCGTTCGTTTAGTGACCTGTTTAAGGGTCAGTTTTCGGACACGATAGTTGAACACTGTTTCGTGCGACATTTGAATGTCGTTAAACAGTGCAGCGATGAGACTAACCGTTTCATCTAGGCTCTTATTGAGTACCATAAGGTAACTCTCCTAGAGCATGCACCACTTAACGATCCGAACTCCATCCTTAATGAGGATGGAATGTCACCCGTACAGAAATATGATAAACATAAAATGCCTAACATAGAGAGGTTCACTAAGACCATCCGCAACGGAAACCGAACACGTGCTCTTTCGAGCCGAACGATCGGTTTCTTAGTTGTTGATGATCGAGGTGGACGTACCATGGCCACAATCAGTACATCTGGCTACACCCGCAATAGACAAGGAACTACAACAACGCGAATAATCCTTAACGGAAGATTCACGAATGTTGGAGGCTTAACTAAAGCTGGGTGGAAACAGGGAATACTGACCAAGGTCATTAACCGTACAGGCGGAATGCTGCGCAAGCACTTCACAGTGCTTGCACAGCGATCCCGAGAACCGCGAGTCTTGACGACGAACTAAAGTTCGCCGTTCAAGAGCGCATTCGCACCGTTACCAGTGCAATTGTAGAGGATTGTCGTGTCCGCGCCAAGAGAGGCGAGGAATGACATCAACTCAGCAATTACATTGGCCATCTCTGCACTGGTCGTGAGTGCCCCAATGGGCGCGTCAAGGACAGTGTAAGCAGAGACGGTGACCGGAGTGACGGAATCCACGCTCGAAATGACAGTTTTGTCAAAACGAACGACAGATCGCCGGCGCTTGGTCATACCCGAACCTGTCTCCTGGTGAGAAATCACCAGGCGATGGGGGGCGGAAGGAGTTTCACTAATTTGGTGGAACACCCTCTGACGGTCCGAATTCGACAGGTGACTGAATTCAACCTCAGTCCCTGCAGAGTTCTTGATTTCGTTGGTGTTAAGTGTATTACTTAGCATGCAATGTTTACGGTTAACCGTACTAACCACGCAGAGCGGTACTATTGAAGGTTACCCGAGAGGGTAACTATAACTTCATTCGCCACCGTTTTGCGCGTCTTGGTGTGTACCTTCGTGATAACACGAGAGCCGCACCTAGACTGAACTCTTTAAGGTTCAGCCCGCTCGAAAGTATCGAGCTGATTGACGGTAGGCCCACGTCACGGCGGTAAGCCGTTT